GCGCCACTTACGAGCAACCCGCCAGCCGTCATTTCAGGCTGAGGTGTGGTCAGGGTTACATAGGCCGAATCCAACCCGTTCGGTCCAGTGCGAACGAGTGAGTTTAGGCCGAGGGGCGGATAGTGATGGTCTAAATCTTGACCGTCAAAATAAATCTGTTGGAATCCATTCAGGAACTGCGAGGTGACAATCACTCCTGAACTGAAGGTGGTCTTACTCATACCCTGACGGACCAGTCATTTCGTTATTTACTTTTACCCTTACCGGCAATCCACGGTGGGGGGAGGGGAGTTTTCGACCTCTTGCGTACGATGTTACCCTCTTCATCATAGCGGTGGTACCAAGCCATCCCTTTGTTGCGGGGTCCCTGTACTGCCCCACCGAGCCGGGAGGTCTCCCTTAATTTACCCGAGTCCCGAGTAACAGCGCCACCCTTCTTGCCCCCTTGGCTACAGGTCTCAAATGTTTTCACACCCGGAGCGTGAATACCTAACTCCTCGTCCCTAGCTTTAGCACCCCCCACTCGTCCATTTTCAACCCTCTCTTCACGTGTTAGCCCATAGATGCCAACACCCTGTTGCCTAATTGCCTCTGTTCCTCGCAGGCCCCCGAGAACCTTGGCCTCTCTCGGTTGACTTCTAACCCCAATGCGTCCTGCCTCTACCTGGGCATTCCCGATCCGGTTGCTCTCTGCCCACCACTCCGTACCACCGAACTCACAAACCACCCACCCACCTTCGATCAAAAACTCACCAATATCGCCAAAAGTCACTGGAGCGGGATGCTCACAGACACGGTAAGGCACGAATCGGTTGTTCTTACTCTTGTTGTAAGACTCGTCGGCGATAATCTCGTTGTAATCGTTCTCTAGACCAGAGACAAACTTGCTCTTACGGGGATCAATGTGCTCTAAGTTTACCATAGCGTAACCTGCTCTGGCATCATTATAGTGCCAATCCAAAGCAGTAAACTACATAAAAAAAGACCCCCGCCGAAGCGAGGGCCCAAGAGAGTAAATTCCCAGTAATTGAAAGCTTATGTGCGCTCCCAATAATTTACGGTAAACTCGACCTCGATCGTTTGTACATCGCCGCTCTCGCGATCGACGTCAGCGGTGGTGATGCTTACAAACTGACACTCGTAGCAAATGTACTGGCCAGAGTTGGTCTGGTAACCAGAGAAGGCTTGAGTGTAGCTGCCATCACAAGAAGTCGGAGTGACGGTGACTGTAATCGGGTTACAGTTGTAGTCGAGCCAGAACTGCTCGAGCTGCTTGAAGATGTTGGGGTCGTACGGAGCAGTCAGAGTTACATTGTCTGCTGTACGGGGGCCCACAACGTGGTACAGACGGTTGCCTGTGCCATTAGCGTAGGTGCTGCTGTCCGAAGAGTCGTTAATGCCGCTAAACTGTGTGAATACCGAAGTAAGAGTAATAGCGGGTGCCCCGGCATTGCCGAGGGCGGTAAAGCTCACCTCATATTGAGCTTTTGTCAGTGGACGAAGAATAGCCATGAAAACACCTCCTTAGTATATCTGTCTAATCAGGACAGAATGTCGGTGATCATCGCGCCAGAACCGATAAGACCAGTAGCACCAAGACCCACGAGGTTGACAACGCGCTCAACAGTGATCTCAGCGCGAACCACGCGACGCTCACGGATGTAGTACTCAGGACGAACGGCAGGAGTGCCGGTCAGCTGGTAGGTGTAAGCGAATGCGGGGGTAGCAGCGTTAGCGCCACCAGCAGGCATCACGGAGTCAGAAGGACCGTTCGGGCTGTAGAACAGCAGGATGCCGTTCTCAGGGAACACGGGCATCAGCTGACCGTCGGTGGCCAGATAACGACCCTCAGCCACACGCAGACCGCGCTCGAGACCGAAGTAACGGGCCAGCATATCGGTGTCGATGCTGTCAGCGGTGGTGTACTTGATGCGCTCAAGGATCGCTTGGTTGGTCAGCAGCTGGTCAAACACAGCAGTACCAACAACCATGGAGTTCGGACGGATACCGATCTGGTTAGCGACGGAGCGCTTCAGGGTCAGTACGTCTTCGATCGGGTTGGAGGTCAGGGAGGACCAAGCAGAAGGACCAGCAGCGGTATCGTAGGAGTTCTCGAAAGTGGTCCAGCTGGTGAAGCCCAGGCCGGTCTGAGAGTTGGCAACGCCATCCCAGGGCTCGTAAGGGTTGTAGCCAGCGGTTACGGTAACAGCCTGAGAAACGGTGTACTCATAGGCATTCATCAGGCGGGACATTGCGTTGCGAGTTTCAATCGCACGCAGGTCAACCTGAGCGGGGCCTTCACCGGCGTTCTCAATAACTTCTTCCGGCAGTTCCCAAGCCACCACTTCTTGCTCGAGAGCATAGGGCTCCGAGTCGTAACGGCTTTGAACGTAAGGAATGTTGGTGCCATATGCACGACGGAAGTCGTTGATGGCGAATTGCTCCTTGCCGAAGCGCAGGATGCGACCAGCACGGGTCGGGGTGTCAACTACGGGGGCAATAAAGTTGGCGATATTGGTCGCCGGGAGCATGAAACCTTGGGCAAGTGTAGTCAGAATAGGATCTACACCTGCATAGGTTTGTTGCAGGTTCATCATGGGAGGAAATCTCCGAAATCTTTGTCTTCAAATGTGTGCACACAGGGCTGGGGCTTACACCGTCTAGCGATTGCCCAGCCAAGTATTAGCCTAACTAAGAATCAGGCGAAGGAAACGAGTACGAGGCGGCGACCGCCGATGTTCACGTTCTCGCGAACGGTAGGAACGGTGGCGTCCAGGGTTACGGCGGTACCAGAAGCGGTAGCCTGACCCAAACCGTTGATCTGGAGGGCGGTGTTCAGACCGATAACGGCAGAAGCAGGATCAACTTCGATCAGCAGCAGACCGGAAGTAGCCACGGTCAGCTGCCGAGCGGTGTAAGGCTGAGCCAGAGCGGAAGGCATGTAGGCCTGGTTCACACCACAGATTACGGTGGGCTGAATGGTGAAATAAGTACCGACAGCAGCCACGAAGGGGCTGTTAGTCCAGGTAGCGGGGCTCACGGCACGCAGTTCGCCGATTTCAACAACGCCAGGGGTACCAGCTTGGCTGTCAACAGCAGCTTCCCAGGTCTCGGCATAACGGATATACTGTTTTCCGTAAATAGGTCCGGCATTAGTAGCCATGTTTTTATCCTCAGAAAATGGACTTCAATGTTTAGGTTAGTTTACTCTAGGACTTGTTTTGTCACCTAGTTAGAGTAACGAGTTTTACCCTAGCGATACTCAATGTAGCAACGGCAACGATCATAGCAACGGCAGCCTTTGCCAGGCATCGGCAGTTCGCCAATCGCCGCCCAACCTTGTTCACCGTAGTTCTTACAGTCTACGCAAACTTTTTTATCCTGTTTTGCAACCCTGCGCATTTCCTTGTAGCCCATGTCTTGGGCTACCATGTACTCACCAAGGTTGTAAAAGGCAAAAGTTGGTGTTGCTAGGTAACGAGAAACTCGCTCTGCAAGGGCAGGCCAGCTACGGCCTTGGGCTCTCTGCTGTGTTGCTTCAAGGGTTCCTTCCTCTTCGGGATTGACACCTTCAAGCACATCGGCATCGAGATCGATTGCTCCGGGAACTGCACCGAGCAGATTGTAATCAGCGAAGTCTACAGTCTGGTCTCCAAGTCGCAGTACGCCGGAATCAATATATTCTTTAGTCTCTGCTAAAAACTTTGTAAGAGGCGGGAGCATGTCGCCCACGATAATAGGCCAACACTTCTCCAGCTTCCGGTCACTTTTGTCTTCTTTGATGCCAAGGATACATGCGGCAAGAGCAGAAACAATGGTTTTGTCGAGCATAGTCCGCTCGTACTCACCCCATTTCATCAACTTGTCGCGTAACCCTTTCACAAGGCCAAGGGACTCTGCCTTCATCCGTTCTTCCAGATTGGGCTGCGATTTGTATTTTCTCGCTAGAGTTTTGGCCTGTGAGAAGTAATCAGACCTTCTCTTTGTCGCCATGGAAACGAAACTTAGAAGGTCCATACTAACCTCAGGAGAACATCGTGCGCTTCAAGCACTCGACGTAATCAAGCTCCCCGTTGGATTCCTCGACCATTTTCAAGGCTTTTGAGTGCGGGTCAAGGTCTTCCATTTCCGAATACTGGAAGGTTCCACCAGCAACTTCCCCAAACGACACCATCGGAGGCAGTTTGCTCAGTAGAGTCAGCAGCTTGGTAGCAGCAGTCTCACCCTCGGAAAACTCCAGAGTTCCAAACTCCAGACCCTCAACGTAGGAGAGAAGCTCTTGCTCGGGCATGATGCCGTCGGTCAAACGACCCTCGGTGTACATATGGCCAATAGCCTCAGCCATTTGCATCCGGCGGGAGTTCATCTTCTCTTGACGGTTGCGATTCTCAAGCTCGGCATACTTCTGCTTGAGGCTCATCAGCTCATCGTACATGGCGGACATATCCATGCTACTCATGGAGCGCATTGGGCTGCCATAGCTCATGTCGCAATGATCGGTGCTGTAACCCTCGCCGTAGCTCTCTTCTCCTTCATCAACACCGTCGTCGCCTTCGCCTTCCTCATAAGTGGAGCCGAAGCCAGTCTTGGTGTAGGGGTCTTTCTTGCCTTCGGCATGTTCTTCGGCATAAACACCACCAGACTTCTTAGAAACCTCAGCAGGGTCAGTCAGGGAATCCTGAGCGCCAGGGGTCAGCTGCTTGTTCTTGGCAGGCTTGCCGTCACCGATGTTGTCGCGGAGAGATTGCAGGGAAGCTTCCCCGTAAGCACCAGAAGGTCCAACGGTCTCGTCAGCTTCATCCACACGATCCATGGCACCAGGGATCAGCTGCTTGGACTTAGACTTGGGCTCACCCTTGTAGGATTCGGCATAAGCTCCATCAGGCCCGACGATTTGACCTGGATCATCGGTGGTGTCCATGGCACCAGGAGTCAGTTGCTTACTCTTGGCTTTCTTACCGTCACCGATTTCCTCACGGAGGGTTTCCAGAGAGGCTTCGCCGGAGATGTCGCCAGTCTCGTACTCAGCGTGCTCAACAGTCTTGCTAGCGGTCATTCCTTTGCGAGCGGTAGTTACACCGTCGTCTCCAGTCATTTCGTCAGCCTGGGGCTCAGCGTACAGCAGGTCGTGAGTTTTCACAGACTTAGCGCGAGCATCGGAAGACTTCTGACGCAGAACACGCATGTTCTTGTCGGACATGACGTTTGTTGTCTGAACGGCGAAGATCTCGTCGTCAGGCATTTCTTCCGACTCGGTCGGAATCTTGGTAGCGGTCTCGTCACGACCATAAGGGTCGGTGCCGGTGGACATTTTGGGCTTGTTGCCCTCAGGGTAGTCACCCAGGCCAGCATCATACTGGTCCATGTTCTCCACTTGATCCAGGCCATCAGATTGACCCGCCCAGCGAGAGAAGCCGTCGCCATCGGGGCCAGCCTTGGCAGTGTGCATACGGTCGCGCTCTTGCTCACCATTTTCTGCGGTGTGCATGCGGTCGCGGTCTTGCTCACCGGACTTAGCGGTCTTCATACGACCCACGTTGCCGTCAGCACCTTGCTTACCGGTCTTCATCCGGTCGACGTAACCGTTATCGGCAGAGCGAGCGGTTTCGTAACGGCCTGTAGGATCTTCAGCGTGGTCGGCAGAACCGGGACCACCATCTCCACCGTGACGCTTCATTACGCCGGTGTCGGTCATGTCTTCATCTTCAGAGTGCTTAGCCTCTTTGATGAGTTTGTCCTCTTCCTTACCAAAGCGCTTGACCTCTTTGGCTTCTGCACCCTTACCTTCCTTCTTCATGCGCTTGGCTTCGAAGGCACGGTCAGCGGCGGCTTTGCGCTCATCGGTCGATTCTTTGTGTGCTTCGTCATAGACATTTTCTACGACTTGCATAACTTGGCCGTGGGCACCTTTAGCGTGCTTCCGGCTGATTTTTCCTTGTTCCATAAATTCCTCTTCCGGAAATTGATCTTCGAGGTCAGCCGTCTGCTGAGCGATTTCAGTTCCTTCGCGACCCACGTTTTTGGTAGATTCTTTGAATTGGGGAGCATCTGGATTTGCCATTTGCCCGAGTTCGGGCTGCTCCGTCACAGACGAAGTGGCAACTTCTTGCAGATTCTCGGTAGGTTGTGCTTGTTGGTTACCTTGTAGCTCTTTTACCGCACTTGACACATCCTGGCGGACTTCGTCAAGCTTCTCTCGGAGCATTTCGAGAGGACTCTTTTCCACGATAAGTGAGGGTCCAAGTTCCTCATCGAAGATATCCGAGGGAGCGAGAGCTACGGCAAAATCGTAGACTCCCTCCACCTCCGAGAAGGAGAAGGGTTCCAAGCCTTTTACCGCCGGGGGAGAGGCCCCCAGCAAGGCAAGGTGTCGGGCACTCCATTGGCCCTTGTGCGGATTGATTGCGCTATCAGGAGAATAAAAGGAGATCGAAACCTTTCGGTAATGTCCGTCTTTTACAAGATCCTTGGCAGTATCCGTAAAGGCAACATCGGCATACAGATTGCCTCCCTGCTTGGCGAATCCTTTGATCCAACCGTATGCAGGAAGGCTGTCATTGTCGCCAGCGTGACCGATTACAAGGGGAGCTTCATGGATCGAGGGATCATATGTTTTGACTACCTGCTCAAGATCCTTTTCAGAGAAATGCCTCTGAACTCCTTGGGCAGAAGTCTGATCACCTGCTTTGAAGACGTGGATGCGTTTTGTAAACACCGTGTTATTTAGTGACCCATTGCTAACATTTTACCCTATCTGCGCGTCATTTCTACAGCTTCGTCTTCACTGATTCCCTCATCACCAAACGGTTTGGATTCCTCGGATCCTTCTTCCTCGTCTCCCATTAAATCCTCGAGAGAAATTGTGGATTCAGAGTCCAGCTGCCCCTGGGGCATATCATCTACAACAGACCCAAGTTCTTCCTCGGGTGTAGCTTCGCCGCCAGCATCAGTCTGAGACTCCTCAGGTGTTGCCCCCATGGGGGCATCCATAACATTGGCAGCTGCTTGCAGATCAGACGCAGCGGCCTGCTCCTGTTGAGGCGTAGGTTGGCCAGGGCCGCCGCCGAAGATTGATCCCATGAGGTCTTGATCTTTCTGGGGTTCGTAAGTTGTCGTTTCTTGAGCCTCGTCCGGTTTTTTCTCTTCGAGTTCAACACGGAAGTGACGCTCGATCCATTCCTTACGGGGAGTGTAACCCGATTGAATCAACAGGGAAACATCGGGCATCGTGAGGGGAGACTCTTCAATGCGGAACTCGCGAGTCAGATAGGGAGCGGCAACATCTGTGCCAAAGTTCAGGTCCACAATCCAGCGAACCAGAG